CTATTTCTTAAATCGATTGTCATTTAGCAGCTTCAGCGCCTTCCGAGCGTCCTTGATGCCATCACCGGCATCGCTCTGAATATCGTTCAACGTCGAATTCAGATACTGCCCAGGGAACTCCCGCATCACCGACCCCTTGCACTCGGATCGGATGATGTCACACGCCATCATGTCGCCCCGATCCGCAGCCGCAAGCTGCAAGGGATCTCCCTCGACATCGCCCACATACTCGAACGGCTGCGCGTCACCGAGTGGTGTCGATGTATCTCCGCCTTCGTCGTCAGCCGCGACGAAGCTGTCCGCCGTATCGTCCCCTCCATCATCCGAGCCGACCGCAGTCCCGAACGCAGCCCCGGCGACAGTTTCGGCCACGCCGAGCCAGTCGAAGCCGTCGCCGGCACTGGCCGCGTCGACGTCGGCCGCAGCCAGCGCCGAGCCGACTCCAGCATTCGACGACGCGGTCACGCCCGACGAACCACCACCGCTTGGCATTGCCGCTTTCAGGCCGTAGTAGACCGGTTGAACCTGGCTAACGCTTGTGCCGATCGGCGGCCAGCGCAACGGCGCGGGCGCCGAACGAAACGTAGACGCGGCGCTCGACTGGTCGCGGTTGACGATCGGCACCAGATCCCCATTCGCAACTGCCCTACGGAGTACACGCTCGACTCCGGCATTGTCGGTCGGCAAGTTCCAGTGCGCGACGTTGAGGAATTCGCGCAGGAAGGACCGGACGGCATCAAAGGCCTGACCGCCGGTGATGCTGCGCAGGTCCCAGCTCGGCCGGAAGTAGAGGTCGAAGGCCCGACAGTCCTCTTCGAGCAAGCGACGGTTGATCGCTTCGTCTTCGCGCTGCCGGTCCCAACTTGAACTGGACGACCAACTCGAACTGGTCCGGCTCCGCATCGACGCCGATTGGTAGCGCTCGATGTCGTCACGCCGGTGGCGGTAGGCCCACCGAATGTCGATGTCGCGAGTGTCGTACTGTCGGCGCGGCATCAGCATGCACTGCCACGTGCCGATATTCAGCGGGACATAGAGGGTGTTGTACATCGGCGGCCCAGCCTCGTACTGTCGTCTGACGGAACGACAATCGTAACGGCCTCGGCGGCGCCGTGGCACGGCGCCATCGAAATTTGACCGTGCCTGACAGTTCCCACGGCAAAAGCCACTGGGCTGCGTGCTGCCGCTACAGAGCCACAATCACTCGCGCGCCCCATCAGATTCGGTACTCGCAGCACCCCAACACTGACCCCGAAAGCATCATTTCGGACAAGTCTGACTACAACCCGGCGCAGCCTTCCGGATGACTCTTCGGATCAGCGCGACAGTCATTCACGTATTGATTGACCGCGTTGTAGCTATCGACCAGTCGAGTCACAATCGCGTTCACATGCGCGTCGCGAGTCTCTTTATCCGGCGTGCGGCAGTCCGCGCCCATGTGCGATTTGTCGGGCGCATCCCACAGCCCGAACAAATAGCCGTTCCCAGGCACACTATTGAGTGTGTCAATCAAACCGTCTGCCGCCGTCTGCCCTGCCGGCAATTCGCATGTACGGATCGGGAGAATCTTGTAGAGCGACTTGTTCTCAAGGGAAAGCCGGTTCTGAAAGACAATAAGATCCTTCCGGAACTGCGCCATCGCAGCAATCTGAGCCGGATCATTCCGACTAGTTTGCATGTCATCAAGTTGAAAATTCAGAATGACCCATTCATCCGCGACGAACTTGGTTCGATTGCGGCCGTACTGAATCAGTTCGTCTTCAGTCGGCCCAACGCCGTCGTTAACGGACATCACAATCTGATGCAGAGTCGTGCCGTCGATCACCCGCGGATACACCGTAATGCCGGCTCCGGCCGCGGCGAGCCTCTTCTGAAGCTCGTCAACAGTAGCCTGACCGTCAGACTTTGCCGGAGTCTCGACAGCCCCGGACGCTGGGTTGATTGCTGCCATGCGTGATGATTGCTGCTGCTCGACTAGCGGACGCCCGGAGTACGTCAGCTTGACGGCGAACTTACTGGGCGTCGCCGGCCCGCCGCCGTCATCGCCACCGCATGCGGAAAGGGAGACGCAAAGCGGGAATGCCAGTGCTGCAAGGATTTTTTTCATTTTCCGTCTCAGGCTCTAGTTAATATCTTTCATTTCGTAATAGAAGAGTTTACCGGCAAATTTTCCGCCACGGTAGCTCCTTCCGTCAGTGCCTCGTAATCTCTTTGACATTGCTGCCCTGCAATGCCACGTTCGTCAGCGATTCTTGCCAGCTCTCCCGCTCGCGCGTCAGCCCTGCCGAGCAAGTCGGCAAGCAGATCGAGGGCGTCGCCGGCTGCCGGGCTTCCGGCGGCAGCGGCGGGATGGCGGGCACGCTCGACGAGTACGGCGACTTGCTTGCGCAGGCCGTCAGCAGCAGAAGCAGCAGCAGTGGCATCAGAGCGCGCCTGTTCACGCTTTTTCGCAGCATCTTCAGCAATCTCCTGTTGAGCCGCCGATCGGCGGCGAAATTCATCACGTTCAGCCTTCAGGTCGCCGATCTGCCGCACCTGATCAGCGACGGTTGTAGATTGGTCGGCGTCCCGATACCCCTTGAAATACCCGCCGGCGAGACCGACAATCGCCGCCAGGATGACGGCGAGCCAAACGCGTGGATCCATAAGCATCACAGCCCCCGTTCGCAAAGCGCGCGTTCTTCTGCGCGCCGTTTCACCAGGCCGGGCAGCACGCGCCCGTCGGAATAGACCCACTGCGGCCGGCCCGCGTCCGATTGGTTCATCGCGCGGCATGCGCCCCGCCAGTCACCCGCGTTGAAGCGCCTCGCCGTCGCACTACCGCAGTACGCGGCAGGCCCGACGTTATAAGCGAAGCTGACCGCTGCCGCGAGCTGGTACGTGCGTCCTTTCAGACCCGGCGTGCACTTCAGCACCGGCTCGGCATGCGCGATCAATTGCCGCTCGAGCGACTCGCGGCACTCAGCATCGCTGTACCGCTGGCCGACGACGACGTTCGTCGTGTCCCCCATGCACTTCGTCGGGATGCCAACCGGGTCGAGATAGCCAACCAGCTTCGTCCCTTCAAACTTCGGGACGATAGAAAAAAGAAGGGCTGCCGTAGCAGCCCCCACCACACCCACAAGCGTCTTCTTCGGCATTTCAGCCATCGTGCCTCTCCATCTCCATGATGCGCATATCCGACTCGCGCTGTTCGCGGCGGTCCTTCCGCCACATAAAAAAGAAATTAAGTCCGAACGTCGCGATCGCCGTCAAAATACCGACGATCACGCCGATGTCTGTCAGCGTCAGCGATGACGCCACAGCGGTAACGCTCCCCACGTAGCTCGCGACTTCACTTGGGCTCGCTCGCATCTGTTCCCCGTAATGAAAAAGGCCGCCCACATTGGCGGCCCGTCACACAATCCCCGTTCCATCCAGCACCATGAAGCGAGAGTGGTACTGCTCCCTGAATCCGGAAAAATTCGGCGCCCTTCCGCCGCCGTAAAGCGCCGTCCCCCAAGACACGTATCCCCCATCGACTCGAATCGACGTAACCTCAACTTTCGGCGGATCGCTATAGCTCCACGCCTTATGCGCGGAGTAAATCGCCGAAATGAGGACTGGCACGCCGTAGGATTTTGAGTGCCACGGTGGATTCGGCGCACCCTCAACCGTCCATCCAACTTCGCCCATGTACTTTTCGTAGATGACATCAAGCACGCGCAGAAACGACCTCGATGAATCAGCAACTAGCGCACCGCGCTCGTTAAACACCTGCAATCCAAAATTCCCGGCCGAGAGAGGCACCTGATCGAACAGGAAGAGACGCACGGTACACGGCCGCTCGGTGACGAACGTGAGCGAATAGACATTGTCGTTGCGATCGGTGCTCCAATGCGTGATTCCTACTCCATCCGACGCATGCACCCCGTACATTGGCCCTGCCTGGGCCGCGAACGTGAACGTCACACTCGGAAGCGTAATTCTGAAATCCGTATGTACGTCGTTATATGCAAGATGCAAACCCTGAACAGCAGAATCAGCAGTCATCGCCTGCACCAATTGATAATTCGGGGTCGATCCGTCAATCTGGTAAAGACCGGTATCGGTAAATGCCTGAAAGCCTGCCGTCATTAATACACCCCAAAAACAATCCAACCCGGCACGCGGGTATAGGCGTTCGAACCGTCGTAGTTTGGACTGTAGGACCAGCTAACCGCACCGGCATTTATCGAAACGATTGGAGAAGGCTCGGAACCCGAAACACGGTAAAAAATCCGCTCTGGCATAAAGGCCCAGAACGGCTCACCACTGGACATGTTTGCGGCAACGCTCCCATCCGCTCCGCCGGTATGGACGATGCCAACCACGCGCCCTGCCCGCGACTGCGCGTCGAGAATGAGACGGCCAGCACCGTCATAAATCTGAAGTCCTGCCGCCATCACCACATCCCCATGCGCACGCGCAGCACGCCGTTGCCGTCATAGACACGCACACTGCTGCCGTCCATCACAAGTCGGTTGCCGCTGCCGTTCGACGCATTGATCTCGAACCACCCGCTCTTATCGAGCCGCCACCCTTGCCTGCCAGCGATGTAGTTGTCCGACTGGATATAGCTGCCGATCATCGCGTTCGTAATCCAGCCGGCACCAATCAGCGCCTGTCGCAGAAACACCTGGCCGCCCTGTACCACGAACGGCACCCCAAGGACGCCACCGCTATTCGGATCGATCACGGCAAAACGGCTTGCCGAGACGAGAACCTGTGACTCGACGACACCGTTGTTGTTGTCGACCCCGACGCCGATACCCGCGATGTACATCCGACCATCTACCGTGACCTGCGCCTTGATCTGGTACGAAGCAGATACGCGCCCGTTGAGATCGGCGTACGACTGCGCGACGGTCTGGACGGCCGCCGCATTCTCGTTTGCCTTCGCCTGCACGGTCATGATCTGCTGCGCCATGGCACTCTCAGCGTCGACACGTGCTTGCGTTTCGTTTTGCACCGCCGCCGTCAGCGTTCCAGAGGCCGACTGCAATTTCGCGGCGACTGTCTCGACTTTCTTCGCAATAGCCCGGTTGCCCTCGGCGATTGCCGACTGCATCGACCACACCCCGGCGTACATCGTTTCGTCTCCCGCGTAGGTCGTCGCGTCGCCGGCCATTGGTGGTGTGATGGAATCGATCGGCTCCTGAAGACTCTCACCTAACGCGGACTTTCCGATCTGGCCGCGAAAGTAGTCCTCGTAGGCGTCGTGATCAGTGCTCGGCTGCCCCTGAACGCCCGGCCCGGTCGACGGATACCACGGGCCGACGTTGCCGGACGTATCGACGAGTCGCGCCCAGAAATAGAACACCTGCCCGACCGCCAGCCCCTGATACGACGTCGATGCTTGCGGATACGCAAAATCCGACATCTTGATTGCGTCGGTGCGGCTCGGCGTGCGGCTATACCAGACCTCCGTCCGCTGCGTGTCGCCGGCCGATCCGTCGCCCGGGAAGGCCCATCTCAGGTCGATCCCGTACACCACGCCGGCAGCCTTGAGCGACGTAACCGCGGGCGGCGGACTCGTCTTTCCGACCAGGGCCGTGTCGACGCCGACCGCGGGGATAGACGTGACGTTGAGCACGTTTTGCGCGCGCACGCGGGCCAGATACATTCCTTGGTAGATCCCCGGAACCTCAACCTGCAGGCCGCCCGTCGCAGCAACACTCACCCATTCGCCATTGTCTTTCCGCCATTCCGGGAGATAGCGCACCGCTTTATCCGCGGCGTCCCACGCAATCACCATCGTCGTTTTCGCAATGCCTTGATCGACCACGGAGTACGTCGACAGGCGCACGTTCGTCGGCGGCGGCTGCACTGACGGCGGCACGACAGTGATTGGACGCTGCTGAATCTGCGCACCGTCGTCGATCGCCGCGTATTTCCCCGGCTCGTGCTGCGTCGCGTTGATCGTGTAGGCAATTAGCCCGTCGTCGTCGCTCTCCTCCACGCTGACGACCCGATAGAGCTGCGCACCGAGTTCGCGGCTTTCGATCATCCATACCGCGTCCGCAACAGGATCGGCATCGAACCGCGAAACCAGTGTCAGGGTGTCCCCGTCCACCGACTTGACGTCCCGCGCTTGCGCAATACCCGACGGAAGGATCGCCGTGAATCGGTCGCCAGGCGCCACCGACGGCGCTTTGTCGAGCACGACCTTTTCGCCGGCCGCCGACCTGATGCGACCACCGATTCGGCGGCCTGCTTTCCGAGGATCAGCAATCGCGACGACCTGCCCGGGTGCGCATAGCGTTCCATCGAGGCCGACTTGAAACGACACCGTGCCGGTTTCATAGCGCGACGTGAGCAGAAGCCAGCGGCCAAGGCGATGCGCCTGCGCTTGAGACGTGCAGCCGAACGCTGTCACCTGTGTTTTGATGACACCGTATCGCGCGATCCCATCATCGTCCTGCACCGGCTCGACCGCCTGCTTGTACTGGTTCGTTGGATCGTTGTAACTGACGAGCGCGACCGTATACCGTGTCTTCCGCTCGCTCCCGACATACTTGAACGTGCCGCCGATCACGTTCGCCGCGGTGTACAGATAAACCGGATCGGACGGCATGTCCGCCGACGCCATGACCGCCCCCGGCCCCCAGTACGCAATGCCACGAAACACGCCCGCAAGATCCTGCAAAACCTTGAACGCGTCGGCCGCCGACTGGATCACGCAGTTGCAGGTGAATCTCGGCTCGAGGCCGCCTTTGCCGTCCGACACCATCACGTCGCAGTAGCGGGCGATTTCGTACAGCCCCCACTTGTCGATCATTGACGCATCGACCTGCTTGCCGAGACCGTACAGCTCGTTTAGCAACAGGTCGTAAAACACCCATGCCGGATTGTTCGTCCACGCCATCCTGAACGTGCCATCCCACGCTCCAGAATACGTGCGCGTCTCCGGATCGTAGTTCGATGGCACGCGGATGATGAGCCCTCGCACGCCATACGAACGCGTCGGCACCTGCGAAAACGACCGCGCGTCGAACGTCATGCCAACGAGCGCCGTCATCGGATAACGCAGCTTCCGATCGATCACCTCGGTGATCGCCTCGACGTTGACCGTATCGGCGATCATCGAACTATGCGCATTCGGCGTGATGCGTCGCACACGGACGAGCCATCCGCTTTTCGCCTTCGGCAGCTCAATCCGGTGCGCACGCTCGTACAGGGATGTCGTCTTACCGTCGAACGCGCCGGCCAGCACCTGCGTATACGATCCGCCATCGACCGACAGATCGATCGCATATTCCACGCGGTAGCCGGTGATATTGCCGGTCGAGGCGTCGGATCGCTGCAGCGCCGGAACACCGAATCGGATTCGTACCGCAGTAAGCTGCGTGTTCTGCACCTGTCGTACCCACGGCGCATCCGACGTCAGCGGCACGCTGATGCCGATCTCACGCTCGACTGCAGGGAATCCCGGGAGATAGTCCTGATCCTGCGTCCCCGTGCGGAAGTCGACGCTGTAGTTCTGGAAATTGATCGAACCGTCGGCGTTCTGGATGGGCGTGCCGTCGAGATAGACCGTCTGCATCCCGTTGATCAGCCCGCCAATCTCGCCCTCCGAAACGGCGTCCAGTGTCTTCGCGCGTGCAATGGAATGGAGGCTATCCGGGGATTCGCTACCAGTGCCACCGCCACCGCCGCCCTTCGAACCGCTCAATCGCATCAGCCCAGTCTCGGCGTATTGCTTTCTCATGCCTGATCCTCTGCGTAAATCCCGGAACTGATTACCTTTGATCCGACGATCATCTCGCCATAAACAAGCGGCACCGGCTCGCCTTGTGCCGCACTGTTCACGGGTCCGTTGAAGTAGTACGACGTTCCGTTATTGGCCGCGCCGGCGAGCCCGACTTGCTGCGGACTGAGCATCTGCACGATGCCGCCCAGCGCCATCGAGGCGCCGAGCCCCATCAGCGATGCTCCCCAAGGCTGCGCAAATCCAAACGAAGCAATCGCACCGACTGCCATCAGCGCGGCACCGAAGATCGTTTGGAAGAGGCCACCGCTCTTGCTCCCGATAATCACCGGCGCGATGCGGATATGGTCGTCACCCACCGGTCCGCCGAGCTCGTCCTCGGCGAGATTCCGTCGACCGTTGAAAACGGCGAACGTCAGGCCGTTGTCGCGAGCGCTCGTCAGGAATGCCGCAAAGCCGGGGATCAAGACGGAAAGCGCCCGCACGGCTTCCGCAGTCGACGACACGGCGAGCCGGTGAACCCGTCCGAATCGCGTTCCGAGTACGCCGTACAACTTGATGATTCTGAGTTTTTCTCTCACGGCTACCTCCCCATGTGGCGCAGAACCGTCGTACAGCAGTCACGCCACATCGCCCCCCAGACGGCGCGACACGACAGGCGACCGTACATGTGGTGCAGAAACATGCCGTCGCCCAGATAGACGCCCGAGTGATTCGGCACGCCGTTCTTGCTGCGAATCTGCATGAGCAGCACGTCTCCGGCCTCGAGCGTCACGTCCGGCCCCATGTCGAGAAACCCCGCGTCCTGGTAGTGCGCGATGTAGAGATTCGAGTGACCGTCATCCCACCAGCCGTCCTTTCGCTCGAAATCAGGAAGCACAATCCCGCGCTCAGCGAGATACCAGTCACGCACCAACGCGTAGCAGTCGAGCACGCCGTGCACGTACTCACGACCGAACAGCGGCGCGACGTAGCCACTCCGACCGAATTCGCACCAGTCGTCGACGCCAATCGATCCATCGCCCTGCACACCGAGCGACACGATGATCCACGCGGGGATGCCGCTGCGCTCGCACATCGCACGGTCGGCCATGCTCGGCTGCGCCGATGCGCCGGGATGCGAATGCACGAGCGCGATGATCTCGCCGGCGTCTTCCGCTGCGGCGTAGTCCTCGGGCGCGAGCGCGAATTGCTCCGTCGGCGCCGCCGCGATATTTCGGCATCGCACGTATGAATCGCCGGTCGCTGACCGCACAACCAGGCCGCAACACTCGCGCGGGTACTCCGCGAGTGCGTGAGCCGCAATCGCTTGCTTGATTCGTTCGTCCATAAAAAAACCCGCCGATTGGCGGGTCCGAGAAGTGAATTTGATCGACGGCTACGCGAATGTGTCGCAGAGAAAGCCGCCATACGGTAGCGGGTTGTTCACGCCGAATCGTCGCTCACACCCACTGATTTTCATGCTGCAACGGTCGAGCGCCGGATCGCTCACCGGGTTGTCGCTCTTATCGAAGCAAGCTGTACCGGCATACCCACAGTTCGGGCCGCGGTAGCGAAACTGACACATCGAAACGATCTGTCGATTCGGCAGCTGTTGGCCGCCGAAATCCAGCGGCGACGACAGCATAAATTCGACCTGCTGGCCCGGCTGCTCATCGCTCTTCTGCTCGACGCGCCAATGCTCGACGGGGAATTGCTCATTTGGATCCGCGGTAGGATTTCCATCCGGGAAATTCACTGCATCGAGATACCGCGCAAGCGTCCGTCGCCGAAACACCTTTGCGCCGACGAGATCGCCCAGCGCAACGCAGAGCGCGGATATCGTTCCGCTGATGTCACCCACAGTCAGCGTCGGCGCCGGCTGCCGCGCGTCCGATGTACGCTCGAATCCGGCCGCCTGAATCGGCCACGGCCGGTATTCCATCCCCTGCCACACGATAGGTTCAGTCTGCAGGTGCCCGTGAAAGCGCAGAATGTCGCCGCCGATGGCCGAACAATCCACTTCGAACAGTTCGATTAGACGACCAGGCTCCAGTTGTTGAATATCTGATTTGAGCGCCATGATCACCCCCGAGTTCGAACGTAGAACGCGGCGCTCATCGACAGCAATTGCCCGTCGTTCATGCCGCGCAGCTGCCACATGTACCGCCCTTCATCAAGGGTCGCACATACTGCAAACCCGACCGGAAAGGCAAAATTCGCGTTGATGTTGGAGAAGCGCTGGACGACGCCCACGCCCTTACCGTCGAACGCGATATACACACTGCTTGTGTTGCCGGGACCGGGCGTGTTACCGAACCCCACCACGCTCGCCTCAATCGTCTCGCCCGACCAATTCATGACCGGCATTGCGACCCATACGGTGTCGGCCTGAGCCTGCCCCCCGTTATTGATACCGCTAGCTAGACGCGGCACACGATTGAAATAGCTCAAGCAGTCGATACGATCCGCCCCCTGCAACCACGTACCAGCCTGAAGGCAGAAAATCATACCCACCAACGTCCGGGATGCGTCGCCGCTTTTAACGGGAAGCCCCGTCGCCGCATCCGACACGTAACCAGTCGTGGATGCCTCCAGAGCCATCGTGTTACCAGCCATGTACGCGTAGACGAAATACCGCGTTTGTGCCGTCGCACCAGAGCCCGCGAGCGTTACACCCGCCGCGGGAATCATGCGTGCGACGCCCTGAATTGTGAGATAACACCCGTTTTTTCGCGTCAGCATAAGACTAGAGCCGGACGTCGTCAGATAGCATTGAGCGACTGGCTCAGGGATAAACGTGGACAGTCGCGTTTTGTCCGGTAGCACGACACCGTCCGATGCTGTAATCGTCCCAGTCACGGAAACGCTGCCGCCGACAGACAAGTTGCCGTTGATCGCCTCGTTGTCTGAAGTTGTTCGCCCCCGCATCAAGGGGGTCCATGCGTGCACGCCATCCGTGTCCATCAGCGCCGACTCCCCCGGGTTCAACTGCGAGAGCGCGACGGTATCGCCCGATCCCGTTGCTGATCCGGTCGCGACCACGGTCATACCGACATTGCGAAGCAGAATGACACTGTCCGCGTCGCATTCCGAAGCGGCCGGCAGATTCACCGCGCCAGCCTTGGCCAAGCTGATATTCACCCGCTTTCCGACGTGCTTCGACGTCAGTGTCTGCGGCGTGGTAATCATCGGTGCCGACGTCAATGCGACCTGGGCGGCCAGCACGTCGGCGTTATCGTTCATCTTCTGATGGGCGGTCCGATTCGGATCACCGTCGCGCCCTAATGGCGGCGTACCGAGATTGATTTTCTGAAGCTCTGCCATGTCGAACCCTATGGTGCGAATGTTTGCTCGAATTGAGCCGTGATCGTGTACACGTTGCCGTCCTTCGTCGGCTCGGTGTATTTCTCACATACGAACCGCCCTTGCGGTCGAAGCGGCGGCGTCCAATAGAACGACATCGCTCCGGCGCGCGCATCAAGGAAAGCGAAAATCGCGGCGATCTTCTCCGCGCGCCCGACGAATCGGAGGTTGTACGTCGATAGCCGATTGTTCAGACCGTCGGCAGTGCGCTGCGTATACCCATCGCCAAAGCCGGCTTTTCGAACACGCAGCGTCGTATCGCCGCCGAAGCCCTGCGCAGTCGGCGACCAGTTAAACGTGTCAGTCATTACCCGGTCCTGTTTCTGAGTTTCCAGAGCGATCCGCCTTGACGACTCTCCGCGGCGATCAATCCCTGCACCATCTGCGTGAGCCGCTTCACGAATTCAGCACTCGCCATCGCTTGCGACGCGTCGCCCGACCCGCCCTCGATCGTCACCGGAATATTCAGCGACATACCGCCGCCCTGCTGATTGAAGGCAGATGCAGAGGCAGAACCTACAGCGCCGCCAGCAGCGAAATGCGCCGCTGAATGCACTGCGCGCCCGCTGTTGATCGCATCCAGCGCCGGGATGCCAATCTGCTGCACCGCGGATGCCTTGATGACGTACTCGCCGTTCGACAGCATCGCCGGGATCGAGTCGGATGTTCCCGTGCCCGCGCCACGAATCACGCCACCTTCTGCGTGAAACCCGAACGCATTTCCGCCAACCATTCCAGACGTTGAACCTGCGACGCTTCCCGCGATCGTGTCACCCCCGATCCCGGCCAGCGCACTCGTGCCGCCAGCGGCGCCGCCGAAGAATGACGAAACCGCTCCGACCGCAAAATTGAACAGCCCCGACACCGCTGCACGCGCCTGCATACGCGCGATGTCAGCAATGATCGACGTAGCCAGAGACTTGAAATCCAGCTTCCCGGTCTCGCAAAATTTAGCGAACGTGTCGGCCATTCCGTTCGTAGCGTTGTTGACGATGCTCGCCGTTTGCTGAAACACGTTTTGTTGCTGATCGACATAGTCAGCCCATCCTTGTTTCAGCCCGAGCATCCAATCGCCTTGCTTCTCTTTCAGCGCCGCGTAGTAGGCGTCATAGTCGGCAAGCGACTGTTGCAGCCCAGTCTGAATTTTCGCCAGCGCCGCTTGATGCTCAGTTCCTCCGAACAACTCAGGTGCCGTCTCTTTGTTCAGCTTCTCGGTCTCGCGCTGGTATTGCTTGTAAATCGCTTTCTGCGCCTCGACGCGTTGCTGTTGCTCCTTGCCCATGCCGAGCGCACCAAGCTGGCGGTCGTACTGCTCGCGGTTGCCTTGCTGATAGCTGGCGATATCCGCATCAAGCTGCGCCGACCGCTCTTTCAGCTTGTTGAGCTTTTCCTGCGACTGCACCTCGCGCTCCTTGACAACGGCCGCGTCGAGACTCGCCATAACAGCAGCCTTGTTGAGCAAAAGCGCCTTTTCATCAGCTGTCCGCTTGCCCTCCGACTTTGCTTGGATACCTGCAATCTGCTGCTCGAATTCAGCACGCTTCTTCGCCCACTCCCCAAGCTTCTCCTGCGTTTTGAGTTGCAGGTCGAGCGCCGCAGTTGCCTTTTCAGCGTCGATGATCATCCGCTGCGAGGCGTCATTCGTTACGGCTTTCTCGCGCTTCGGTTTCGCGGCTTTCGGATCCTTGAAATCGTGCTCGGCAGCAGCGATCGTTGCATCGCGAAGCTCTTGCGCAGCCTTCAGGTTCGATGCGTAATCGGGCGAAGTTTTGTCGAGTGCTGCGCTACGGGTCTTGAACGTCGCATTCGCGTCATCGATCTTCTTCTTGCGCTTCGCAGCGTTATCGGCAACCCGGAACGATTCGTTCGTCGCAGCAATGTGGTCGAGTGCCGCCTGGTCGCGCTCAGCCTTCTGTTGCGCTGCTCGCTGCGCCTTCCCCGCCTCTTCCTGGTGCTTGGCTAGGTCCGCCTTCATCGCGGCCAAGCGCTCTTCCTGAGCCTTCTGGCCGGGCCACTTGTATCCGCTCTTGCTTTGCCCGACCCATTCGGTGTTGATCCTCTTTTGCAGGTCATCGATGTCTTTTTGGAGCTTCTTGCCGACCTCCTCGACGGTATCTGTCTTGCCCCAATCGACCATCGCACGCCAAAAGCCGTTGGCCTGCTCTTTGACCCACTGCCACGCCTGCCCCAGATAGCCAAGCTGCGTCGTCTGCGACGTAATGCTCGCGTCCATCGCATCCATCGCGACTTTCAGCGCGCCCGCCTTGTTGCCGTGCTCCTGCATCGCCTTGATCTGATCGTATTGCGCGATCGTCAAGAAATGCATCGTTTCGTTGAGCTTTGCTGCACCCTTGGTCGGGTCTTCGAACATCGGCTGCATCAGCGATGTGATTTTGTCGGCGGACTCACCCGAGACGCGGGCAAAGTCCATGACTGCACGGCCCGCCGACTCCATCGCGGCTCCGCCCACCTGCCCGGTTTTTACGAGCCCCGTAAGCACATCAACCGCTGCGCCTTCGCCGCCTTTCAGCGAGGACAGCGACTGCGCCGTCACGTTGATCTGGCCTGCCGTAACGCCCGCATACCCGCCAGACAGCGCGAGCGCTGCGTTGAGCTTTTTTGTTTCGTCGTGCGCCACATACATCGCCGCGCCGACTGCAACCAGACTGCCGATTACCGCGGCAACGCCTAGCGTGACTGGATTGAAGAGCCCGACCAGATACGAGCCCATTCCTTTGGCGGCTTCCTTAATCCCGCCAAACATATCCTTGATCTGGCCGCCCTGTTGCAGCATGACCGTCAAGGGATTCGCACCGCCCTGCAACTGCACAACGATATCGGTGAATTGCGCCGGCATCATCCGCATAGCGGCCGTGCGTTGCGCATCGCTGATCCCGCCATTGGGATTCGACCCACCACCAGCGCCGCCAAGCGCTTGCTGACGCGCGCGCGCCGCTGCATCCGCTACCGCCTGTTGATCCGCGATCTGCCTAGACGCCGCCGCCTGAGACGCGGCCTGTTGCGCTGCCGATGACGATGCAGCCGCCGCAGCGATCGCCGCCTGGGCGCGTTGCGCGGCAGATGCAGCCGTTTGTTGCGCGGCAGCCTGCTGGGCCGCGGTGCCCGTTGCCAGCGCCCGTTGCAGATCCGCATTTGCCTTGGCCGCCGCTGACTTCGCAAACTCGGCAGCACGTGAGTCTGCACCCTCTTTTGCTTTCGCCGCGTCAAAAGCGGCCGCATCGTTCGCCGCATTCAACCGCATCTGAGCCGACGCAGCCTGAGCGTCAGCGGCCTGTTGAGCGGCCGCTGCAGCTGCCGATGCCCGCAGCAGCTGATCACGTTGCGCGCCCGTCGCGACCTGAGCCTGCGCCGCCAGATCAGCAGCAGCAGTCTGCTGCGCCAGCGAGTTTGCTTGCGCCGCCGTCAGCTCCCTTTGCGCCGACATTTGAGCAGCAGCCGATGCCTGAGCAGCCGCAGCCTGCGCCTGCATTGCTTCGCGCGCAGCCTTGGCCTGAGCAATCAGCGGCGCCGCGCTATCTGCAACGCCAAGCTGGGCAGCACGCAGTTGCAGCATCTGCTCGTTCGTCATCCCGGCTGTTGCGGCCTGCTGGACGAGCGATTCCATGAACGATTTGACCGAGCGCTGCGCTCGCACCGTTTCGGCGGCCCCGTTTCGCGTCGCCTCCTCAAGCCCCTTCTGCGACGCGATCGCTTTTTGCCCCGCAAGATCGACCGCGACCGAGAATTTCTCCCAGCTATTCTGCGCCCGTTCGAGGGCAGTCGAAACGCCATCAGCGTTGACTGTGATGTTGTATTGCGTTCCGTTCGCCATTGTCTATTCCTTGCGCTGCCGCACTACATAATCACGCCGGCCTTGCGCAATTCTTCCTCGATTACGTTATCGATCCGCGTATTCACCAATCCGTGCGTCGCCTCGATTGCAGGGCGAAAGAATGGGCGCGCGGCCATCTGGCTGGCGCCGTATTCGTAGAAGCGCAAGTAATACGCATCCTTCGCAAACGTCACCATGTAAGTCGCCATCTTCCCGTCAACGGACTTTTCCTCGTTGAACGCCACGATGATGTTGTCGGCGCCGAAACCGATCGGGAATTTCTGCGGCCCTTGATGGTGAGGTAGAGGCCCGCGCGGAGCGTGAAACTTCGCCTCTTCTTTCACGACCGTCGCACCAGCAGCCGCCGCTTTACGCAAAGTCGATTCGCCAAACGCCCTACCCATGCCGTTTAGCAATTCGCGGAAGCCATCTTTATTCTGATATTCGATCTTGAGGGGCACGCTTCAACCTCGAACCAAATAGCGCACCGATCTCCAACACGTATTCGTCGGTGTCTTCGATCACTCGCGGCTCTTCTTTCGGCCGTTCCATCCATCCGAAAATATCCGCCGGGCCGAATGCATCCGGACACGTCTTTGTGTCACGGTTGACGTTGTAGATCGCCGCCGCCACGTTGCCCATCCGCAAATCGTCCATCTGCGGCCCGAACCGCTCGATCTGCGAATAGGCCATCCACTCTGCGAATTCAGCGCTGCTCACCTCTTGCTGGCAGCGCCGCACGCTCATTCCGAGCTCGCGGGCGAGCCGGAACCAGAAGAGGCGTTCGTGGCGGCTTCGGAGTTTTTTTCTTCGGCCTCGACTGCACCAGCTCCGATCTTGTTGATTCGCATCGCTACGTCGACCAGGCGGCCGAGCACTTCCGGGTTTTTGCGCGCGATCGCTACGAGATCGGATTCGCCGAAGATCGGCGCGCCACTCTCGTCAACGAGCGTGCCGGCCAGCATGAGCGCGTGGAATTCAGACACCTTGCGCGGCTCGGACAGTGCGTCCATCAACTTTTCGCGTGCCGAGCCGCCCATGACGCCCACGCGAACCTCACCGCCCCACTCCGGAACAGGCACCACTTCCGAGTCGAGGTCGCGCGCAGTGAGGATCATTTCACGGGTAAGCATTTTGTAGTCCTTGTAAAATCATTGACGGCGTACGATGCGAATCGTGCTGCCGGTTGTCTCTATATTTCGATCAGATGTTACGGGCCGACCGTTTCGTCCACGTCACCGCTGATCGTCAGCTTGATGGTCGAGGTCACTGCCCCGTCCACACCCAGCGCCTGGCCGAAGCTGGCGACGAAGGCCTTAAACGTGTGAATCGTCTTGTTGCCGTCGTTGTACTCGATTTTGAAAGTGCGCGTCTCCTGTGCGCCCTGCATCTTTTTAACGGCCACTTGTCCCGGGTCCTTGAAGTTTCGGTTGACTTCAAGTTGAAAATCGCCGTTATCTTGCAGCCCCTGCATCTTCTCTTTTGCGGTCGAGTCCAGATCGGTGATATCGATCACGTTTGCGGCACCGTCGAAACCGCTGATCGACTTCACCCCGTTGATCTTCACCCACGTCGGTGTCGCGCCGCTCGGAGACGCTTGGTTGTCCACGGAAATCTTGGTCTTCTGCGCGTTAAACGCAATGCTTGCCATATGGCTTACTCCCTATACCAAATTGAAAAATCGAGACGACGGCCGTACATCTTCGTGCCGGCCTCGTACTCGGAGACGGGCGCACCAATCGGAATTCCACCGGCAGCCATCAGCGCCCTGCGAACCGCCTGCATTACCGTCACCGATTCGCCCTTGATCGGACTCCACACGGCAATCTGCATGCGGCAGTTTTGTAGGTCGTCCGACTCGTTGTCGAGCGTAGAAATCGCTTTCCCGCCGACCGCTTGATAGACGACATACGGCGCCACCGCTCCAGCAGGAGCCACGTCCGGATACACCTTGATCGGCGCAAGTTCGGCCAGCGCTGCCGTCGTGATTGTTTCCGCACTAGCCACGATCAACCCCCAGACAAACCAAATCGGTGTGCACCCGCTTGGCGTGATCGACCAGCACCGCATCTACCTTGAATTGCGCGCCGTCTACCGGCTGGCCGTTGACGTGTGAAACCAGCGTCACGCGCATGCCTTCGTGTAGATCGGTGCGATAGCGGAGACGGATAGACACCTTCATTTCGCCAACCTCTGCACCTCCGCTGATCGTTGCCAATCCAGACTGTTGCGCGATCGATGCCCAGACTGTACCGAGCGATTTCCACGCGGGCACGGCCTGACCGTACTCGTCCTGCGCATCAGGATCGAGGCGATCGATACGGACACGTCTGTTGAGTTTTCCGGTTCGCATAGCTAGATCGAATAAATCCGCACACCATCGAGCAGCCCGTCGACAAAGCGCCCCGGAATTTCATACGTCTGGACGCTATCGACAGCAGACCGGTTATCGTAGATCGCGCCAACCTGCAGCAACATCCACTCGACCACGTTCTCCGGCACCGTCTCCACCGTGAACGCACCGCACTTGAACCGCACGACGACTTCGCGCGCAGTCGGAGCTTGCACAACGAGTTTCAGAAAGCTCGAGCCGGAGACAAAATACGACATCGGTTCGAGCAGCTGCTCGACGCCGCTGTCGTCGACGTATTTAACCGATTCAACCTCGGTGACGTCGCACCACAAATACATACGGCGATCGAATTTCTCGAACCGCTTTTCGCATGTCTGCGGCAACAGCGGCCGCCCAAGCTCGTGCTCGGCACGTCGACGCGCGGAAAGGATCGCACGCTGAATCAGCGAATCCTCCTGCCCCATATCAGCCCTCAGATGCTCGCAAGCATCCGCCAGCGAGATCGCCTCGGCATCCGGCGGGACAACCACATTCGCGGCCATTCCTACCCCGATCAGCGACGGAGCGCGCGCGCAAAAGCCACGGACGCGGGGTGGTCGCACACCTGGCCGGCACGCGTCGCGATCTGCGCCTCGACCTCGGGCAGATCGACGACGTCATTCGGCATGCCATAGACACACCTCAACAGGACGCGCACCGGAAGTACCGCCTCGACATCGACGTCTTGCTGCGAATCGCCCGGCAATGCGTCCGCGGGCGCGAGATCGAGCACGGGAGACTCAATCGTCACCTGCGCATCCACCACCGGCGGCGATGCCACTACAGCCGGCACCCCTGCATCTCGGGCTGGCGACGTTGCCTGCGCCGGTTTCTTGCTTGCCGCGCGGGGCGGCACATCTCCAAGCAATCCATTCGGATCCATAACTCGACACTCCGTTTATTTAGGAATGGGGGCAGCATGCCGCCCCGCCGACCGGCAATTACGCTGCAGCGCCGTTCTGGTATGCCTTCACCGCTCCGCCGACGTCGATCAGGTTGCCGCCCTGGCGGTTGAACGCGACGAAGCCGATTTGACCGTTCAGGATGAAATTCGAGTCGGCCATGCGGAACAGCGTCAGGTCCATCACGCGGCGAATCAGATATTTCGACAGGTCGCCGAACAGGATCGATTTCGCGCCGGCCGCCATCGTCGGCATTTCCTGCGAGATCGTCACCGGACGATTGAGCACACGGTCGGGTGCGCCGCCCGGGTTGCCTTGCTCGTAGCCGGGCACGAAGATCGGGCGCCCCTGTGCGTCCTTGATCTTCCGCACCACCTTCAGGGAATCGTCGTGCATCATCCAGCCCACGGCCTGGCCGGCGCGATAGGCCGGATCGACGCTATGCTCGAGATCGACGAAATCGTCATAGCCGACCATCGCATTCGAGCCGGCGGCGCCGACCTTGCCGACTTTGGCCGCAGTGACGACGCCAGTCGGCTGCTTCACACCCGTGCCGACCGTGTAGTGACGCGACGTGATCCGGCCGATACGTAGGGCGAGCAAGCCATTGATATAGCCCTCGATGTCGAACATGCTGTCCTGCAGCAGCTCGAACGGCACGGCGATCTTCTTCGACGAGTACTTGAACACGTCCATCGAAAGGTTATCGAACTGCGTATCGCCAGCCGACACCGGTGCATTCTGGCCGACGATTTCGCCCTCTTCAGCGGTCGCATCGGCCGCAGGGAAGTTCATCGACGCCCCCGTACTGGTCGTAAATTGCGACGCGACGGTCAGAATGCCGCCGAACTGCTTGAGGGCTTGCGTCAGCTGCGAGTAATACTCGGTCGCTACGGTATAGCCACCTTCGGCCGGCGTCGTGGTCGACATCGCATTTTGCGGCGCAACGCGCATCGCATTTTGAATGTCCGGGTTCAGACGCGTACGCATGCGCTGGATGTCTTCCTGCGCCATTGCCGAGATGCCGCCCGTCAGGTACGCACGCATGGCACGCGATTCTTCGCTTTGGCCGCCATTCTTCACATGTTGGCCGGCGTAGTCGGTCGTGTCGCCGTTGAGCGCATTCGCGGCGACCTGGGCGATCAGCATTTCATGCCGCTTCACTTCGGCCGTGATGCGCTCGATCTCGGCCATGCCTTCGTCGTACGCTTTTTGCTGATCGGCACCCCACTTGTCGCCCTGGTGGTTGTCCATCAGCGCGCTGAGATTCTTCGCGGTCGCGTCGCGACGCTCCCGCAGTTCCTTGAGATTGACGGCCATATCGTTTCCTGTAGGAAATAAAAAAGCCGCCCGGTAAAGGCGGCCTGGATTGAGACGCGGGAGGCGTCAGAGATACGAACTCAGTTCGAGACGCCTGCGCAGCGCGGAGACATCCACTACTTCACGCTGCTGCGGAGCCGGCGGCTCCGGTTTCGGCGTCGGCGCCGGATTCGGCGGTTGAGGCTTCGGCGCGGGCTCGGTTCGAGCCGTCGGATGATTCGCGTATGCCGAGAGATTCCAGCGGCTCGAATTCTCCGGCACATCGGTGCCGGCCAGTTCGTCGGCAAAACCGAACTCGACTGCTTCATCCGCGGAGAACCAGGTCTCAGCCTCCATCCACGCAACAATGTCCTCATCGGATTGCCCCGTTTTCTTTGCGTACGACGCGACGATCGACGCGTCGACCTTGTCGAGCAGTTCGGCCGTCGAGCGCAGATCGTCGCCCGTTCCCCACGCGAGACACGAGCCGCGGTGGATCATGAACATCGCTCCCTCGGCCATGATCACTTTTTCACATGCGATCGCGAGAAAGGTCGCAGCGCTCGCCGCATTGCCATCGACGTGCGCGATGATGCTGGACGCGTGCTCGCGGATCGCCTGCGCCATCGCGCGCGCCTCGAAAACATCCCCACCCGGCGAATTGATACGCAGGTGGATGGTCGGCGCGGTGATCGCGGCAAGCTGTTGCACGAACGACGAGGCCGAGACGCCGCCCCACCAGTCGTCCGCAGCGATCACGTCGTACAGATAGATAGTCGCGTCGCCATTCGCGTCGTTGCGGACCTCGAATTTGCGAGGCGCGGTCCGGTTGTCATTCAGCAGCTTGAGAAGCTGGTTCTGCATTCTTTGCCCCGTTGAAAAGAGTGTCACCGTCCACAACCGGAGGCAGGTTTTCCGCCCTCCGTACTTCGTTTTTCGACATCCAGCCCGGTTCGCCCGCCCGGCCGAGCGCGGATCGGTACGCGTCGTATCGTGATTTCGTATCGCCTCGAAGCAGCGGCGTCGCATCGTACGCAACCTTCGATTTCCCGCGAACCGCCGTTTTCCGATTGAATTCCTGCTCGATCTTCGTCATGTGACGGCCGAGCGTGTACCGAACGAATCCGGTGCCAAGCTGCTCGAGCCCGTTACCGAAACTGGTTTGCTTTTCCAGCTGGCCGACCATGTACGGCGGCACACCGAAGATGCGGGCAACCTCTTCGACCGACAGTTTCTCGCGCTCCAGCAATTGCGCGTCCGCCGCAGTCATACTGATCTGCGACACCTTCAATCCACCGCCGATTACAACCGGCGCATTGGAATTGTCGAGGCCGCTGTATCGCTCGCGCCATTGCTCGCGAATCAAATCGACCTGATCGCGGTCGACCTTCGCCTCCGTCGACAACACGATGTCAGGCCGCAGACCGTCCGTCAGGATGTTCTCGGCGACTTCGTTCGACGCGAGCGCCGTGCTGACGGGCTGGCGTAATACATGCTGGATCTGCGACATACCGCGCAGGCCATCGAACCCCGGACCGGGCACGTGAATCATGTCGTCCTGGTCCACCGTCTCCGTCGTGCCGTCGACGTTGACGATTTGATAAATCAGGCGATCGTCGTGAAGCATCGGCGAGACGTTGAGCGGGTGAAGAGGCTCAATCGACTCAATCTGAGCAGAGAAAATCGACGGTCGATGCAGACGCATATACAGATTTCCGCGGAGCAGCAGCGCCTGCGCGGAGAATTCCCATGCAAGCGCCGCCGACCAACGCGGGTGCATCTCTTCATTCAACATGTGCCACATGTCGCCGCGCACCGGCGTCGACAGATCGCCGTTGACTGTATAGGTCTGCAACACGAGCTGGCCGAGCGCCCCTCCGATCAAGCTCACGCACGCGTATACGGCACCGATTGCCATCGCACTGCGCTCGCTGACTGACCGACCACGCGGCAACCCGCCCGCGAGCCACCCATACCCCTCGGTTCCAGCGACCATTTCCGAGATCGGGATCGACCTTCCCGTCGCCGCCTGCACCTCGCGTTCAGCCTGACGCTTCGCGCGCCATTCGTTGAGGATCGACGATCCCGCATTGTTCGGAATGCTCATAGCACAATAATTTCCGGCGTCGGGTCCGGCTGGTGAACAAGCGCGCGCGTCATTGCCATACAGGTCGCAACGATCGGATCGATGCGGCCCTCAGACGTCTTCTTGTTCGGCCGAATGTTTTCGTTCGTGTCGAGAAGCAGCGACACATTGCTTGCGCACCACCGATAGACCGGGTTCGCGTTATGACGAAAGCGGTTGCTGTATACAAGTCGCTCAAGCAGTTTTGATCCGGGCGTCAACCCGCTGAAATTCTGCGGCACCTGAACCATCGGCACGTCGTCTTCCATCAGCTCGTTTGCCAGATGCGTCGCGTTCCATACGTCAAACGCAACCTCCTGCACGTCGAAGACACTGCACGCAGCCTTGATCGTCCTGCGCACGGCGGCATAGTCGAGCACATTGCCTTCCGTTACGGTCAACCAGCCCGCGTCTTTCCATTTCGCATACGGCGCCGCGTCGCTATGCGACTGTTCGTCGACCTTCGCCTGCGGGCAGAAGATCCACACGAGCACAAACCACTCGCCGTTATCTAGATCGTCGGGCGGAAACACAAGCGCGAACGACGTCAGGTCGCGCGTGCTCGAGAGGTCAAGGCCACCGAAGCACGTTCGACCACGCAGCTCGCGCGGATCGAATGGCACACCACCGAGATCCCAGATACGAATATCGAACCAGCTCATCGCACCGTTGACCCAGATATTCAGGTCTTTAGTGAGATAGTTCGCCTTCGCGCTCGGTAACGTCGCAGCCTTGGTCGCCTGGGCGACCATATATTCGTGTGTCTTGGCACTCCCCAAGCTCGGGTTTGCCTTGCGCCAGACCGCCGGATCGAACGGATCGTCTCCGTCGTCGAGCGTGAAAATCATGCCGAAGAACGTATCGTCGACGATGTCTCCGCGCAGAATCTGCACGAGATAGCCGCGGATTTCAGTACAGATCCCGTCGAGGATGTAGCCGGACGTCGTAATCGCTCCAATGAACGGCTGCTCGCGCGCACCGAGAGCGGACTCCATCACATCCCACACTTCGCGCGTGCGATGCGCATGCAGCTCGTCGACAAAGATCGCACTCGGGTTCAGCCCATCGAGCGATTCCGCGTTCGCCGGCAGCGGCTTGAATACGCCGCCGCCAGCTACGATGCGCTCCTGGTTAGTGCCATCGTAAATCTTGACCGACCGCGCGAACTGCGGCGAGCGCTTCGCCCGCCGCTTGTAATTTTCGAGCGCGGGCTTGAACACGCTCATTGCTTGCTCGCGGGTCGTCGCGATCGTGTACACCTCGGCACCGATCTCCCGATCCATCAGGAACAGGTAGTCGGCTTCGCCCGCTTTCCACGTCGACTTGCCGTTCTTCCGTGCAACCTCTTCGTAGCTCGTACGAAAGCGGCGCAACCCCGAGCTGCGGCGACGCCACCCCATCCGAACGGCAGTCGAAAACATCTGCCATGCGTCGAGCTTGAGCGGAGTCCGCGCCAGTTTCCCCTTGATGTGCTGGAACTTTGTCTCGATCCAGTTGATGCAGTGCCACGCGTGCGCCGGACTGAAAACATAGCCGCGCGACGGCGCGTCGATCAAATCCTCGTAATGGCGAAGCACCGCAAGGAACTCGAATTCGCCCGCGACGATCTCACCACGCAGCATCGGCAGGCCGTATTCAACGTCCCACCGCTCCAGCGCGGCCGGCGTCAGGCGTGCGAGACGCTCGGATGTGACTGCGCGTGCTCCAGAATCTGATCGAACAAATCGTCCTGCGGATCGTCCGGCTCCATCTTGGATTTCGCGATCAGCATCGACGGCAACGTCAGGCAGGCTTCCGGCAGACATTTCAGCAATCCGTCCTTCAGCGCCTTCGCCGCGTAGTACAACTGGTGCGGCTGAACATGGCCGTTCGGCGTCGTCACCATGAACGAGCCATTGTTGAGTTTTTCGAAATCGCGCAGCTGCAGCTCGGCTTTCACCCAGCGCACGAAGTCAATGCACACGATCGCGAGCACGACGCCCGCAGTCTTGTGCGGCACGCCTTCGTCGCGCAGTGCCATGCACAAGTAGTCCCACACCTTGCGATGCGACGACTCGAAGTGCACGCCGGGCGGCGGTGACGGCGACTCGATTCGCTTTCCGACACGATTCGAGGCGGTAGAAGGTTCGACGCCCGCGCCGGGCATCACATTCGAATCAATCGGCCCCATGAGGCGCTCCCGTTGAAATCGAGACTCGAAACGAGTCACGACTCGTTTTAGCCTCTCTATGGGCGAGATTCTTTAACCCCCCCCTCTCTGAAAAGTGCTCGCCGAAAATCTGGCCCTGAACGGGCGGTCCCGGCTGGTTTCGGCCCAAGAAAAACACCCCCCGCCCGCACCATGGCGGTGCACCGGGAAGGCGGGCCGAAAAATCGTGAAATCGCCGAAGATGCGCGAAGATGTCTCGCGAGCGCCGAGCCTAGCCCTTGGGACCGCCGTGCGACTCGCGGCCGGTCTTCAACTGATGGCACGCGCGACAGATCGCCTCGAGATTCGACTCGTCGTCGGTCCCGCCGCTCGCCTTGTTCACCTTGTGGTCGACCATGCTCGCTGCACGCAACCGACCGGCACGCTTGCACGGCTGGCACATCCCGTTGTCACGCTTGAGAATCGTCTTTCGCAGCTTGTCCCACCGCGTGCCGTATCCACGTTGATGACGGTTGCCGCGCTCACGATCGGACTGCCATCCGATCGACTCGCGCGCATGCTCTTCGCAGTAACCCGGCTCGTCGAGCAGTCGACCACATCCGAAGTGCCGGCATGATGTTGGCGCTTTCTTCGGCATTCAGAACTCCAATGCAAAAAGCCCCGACGCTTTCGCTGTCGAGGCTTCGTGATTCTTCCGGGCGCGGTGCGACCCGACCACTGTCGCGCGCACTCGGTATGAACCGGATCAAATTGTGGAAAGGAGTTTAGATCAGCTATTTCGTTTGCGCAACACCTTCGCTCAAACTTTCGATCACGGATCGCATCGACACGTACTCACGCCTCGGTTCCACCAGCCTCTCGGCGAGAGCGCGCTTGGCATGCACAAGGGCGAAATCGAACACGTCAGTCGGTCGAACCTTCAGGCCCAGCCGACGACAAATGTAGAACGGTGGCTTACGCCAGATGTAATGCATTTTCAGCAGCTTGCGGTCCATCGGCATGAGCTTGCGCATTGCGATCTCGACGCGCTCGGCGTCCGCGAGGTCGAGCGTCGAATCAACGGATTGCCCCCGCACCGAAGGAAAGTAGATGCTTGCAACCAACCCGCTTCCCGTCCCGACGTCAGCGCAGCTACTCGATTGCGCACGCACCCAGTTTTCCAATCGTTTTTCGATGGTCATAGTTCCCTCGCCTCAATCTTCGTAGTAGCCAACGTGATGTCGGCAATATCCTCGGCGCGCCACGCCGATCCCGAGAATCGTCGCGACATGCGTGCAGCGCACGCCGTTCGCATCGACGTGCGCGCAGAGCCGATCATCAACGGCAGGTGCCACAGCACTGACTCCGGACGTCGACGCGGGCTGCTCGAGCGCCGCGTTGCGCCGACGGCGCACCTCGTCCCAGTGCTTCTGCAGGCGATGCGGCGACGTGATGATCCGCTTCCAGAAGTTGTCCCGAAGCGCCCACGAGAACAGGCGCACCATCGCGCGCTCGTCACGCCCACCATCAGACCGCATGCGCTTGATTTCGTGAGCCCAACTCCGAAGATTCGGCTCGTCACATCCCGGATCAACTGCCTTCAGCCGATCACGCATCCACTCGGCCAGCCCCGTCGCATCGCCTTCCTGTAAATCCTCACCTCTCTCGCTCTCGCCATCCGGGTATACCGCCGAGGTATGGGAGAGAGAGGGTTTTTTACACCTTCCATTCTCTGGGTAATTAGTTGGCACCTCGTGCCAGTAACTTTCATCCGATGTGGCCGCGTCGACCGCGGCGCCGAGCCCATCACCTGCCGTCGCCGCATCGCCGGCTGGACGCGCGGTCGCATTGCTGGCACCACGTGCCGCCAACTTGGCGACGTCGCCGCCTTCCAGCGACGGATGTACGGCACTCCGCACTGCGACTCCATCAGGAACACGCAGCCGATAATGACAATGGGCCCACCGGCGGTGAGGTTGGCGTGATTTCCAACGATCCACCCACCCCATTCCGACCGCGATCCGAAGATGCTTGCTCACTGTACGTACGGCGAGGCCCGCGCGCTCAGCGATCACATCCAGTCCAGGCCAACATGACTGACCGAATTTGTTTGTGAATCCCGCCAGCGCGTGAAGCACTAGCTTCGTTGTGCTTGGCAATTCGCTTTTTTCCATGGTGTTGCGCCACCGGAACATGGTTGCGATTGTCGTCATAATTAATGCTCTGAAATAAAATTCTCGAACCGAGTCGTTGCGTTCTGAAATGCGAGCCGCACAGTGCCGATCGGCCCGTTTCGCTGCTTCGCGATGATGATTTCTGCGGTTCCGCGGTCCGCGCTGTCCGGGTTGTAGACCTCGTCGCGGTAAATGAAGAGGATCACGTCGGCGTCCTGCTCGATCGCACCGGATTCGCGTAGATCGGACATGACGGGTCTCTTATTCGGACGGTTTTCGAGGCCACGGTTGAGCTGCGACAACGCGATGATCGGCACATCGAGCTCTTTCGCGATTTGCTTTAGCGCACGCGATATTTCCGCAACCTCGGTAGCTCGCATTTCCGATCCGCCGCCGTCACCCGACATCAACTGCAGATAGTCGACGACGATCAATCCGAGCTTGCCGCACTCGCGATATAGGCGACGTAGCTCCGACTTGAATTTCGACGGCGTGATGGCCGCGCTATCGAGGATGTGCACGGGCGCATCGGCCATCAGTTCGACGCCTCGAGTGAGGCGCGGCCAGTCGTCATCCTCAAGCCGACCGGTACGCAGCCGGTTTTGACTGATACGCGACGTCGACGCCAGCATGCGCATGGTCAGCTGCTCGGTCGGCATTTCCAGCGACAAGACGCCGACGGGCAACCTCGACACGATCGCGACATGCTCTGCGATATTCATTGCGAGCGAAGTCTTTCCCATTGATGGCCGCCCACCAACGATAATCAGCTCCCCACCGTGCATACCGTCGAGTCGACCGTCTAAATCCACAAATCCGGTCGGCGTTCCGGTGATTCCGCCACGGTCCTCACGGTGGAATAGCTCGTCGATTCGCTCGACCACGCGCGTCAGCGCCGGCTGCATTGGCTGGAAACTGTCCGCTGCGCGCTGGCCACGATCCGAGAGACGCAGAAATGCCGCCTGCGCCTTATCGATAATCTCGGTCGCCTCACGGCCATTCGTGTTGTGGCATTGATCAATCACGGCACGAGCGGCGCGCACCGCGCCGCGCAGTTGCGAACGCGACCGAACGATGTCCGCGTATCGGCTCAGATTTGCTGAGCTCGGCGTCGAATTGACAAGGTCGTTGAGGTATCGAAGCGGCTCCGAAACCTTCGCATGCGTCGCGCGCAGCTGCTCGAAAACGGTCAGTACGTCAGCCGGGCGCGAGCTGACGATCAGATGTTGAATTGCTGTGAAGATCGCGCGATGATCACCGACCGTGAAATCGTCCGCGGACAACTCTGCGGCGACCAGATCGTATGCGCCATTGTCGAGCATGAGCGCGCCTAGCACCGCCTGCTCGGATTCTACGGACGCAATTACCCCACGCGCCTCAGCCTCATGACTGGCGCCCATTGGTTCCCCAAATTTTCCGGAAGCGCGTTAGCGCGGATTAACGACCAGGGCTCGTGCAGTACACACGGCGATCTCGATTTGACGCTGACTTTCGCGTGCGGCGCGCTCGATCGCTTCGACCTCGTGCCGCTCGATGATTCCATCCTCAACAGCTTTGTGAATTTCCTCGGCGAACCGGCCAGCGTAGCTACTGACCACCAGCGCGGCCGACACAAGCGCCGAGATATCCGTGCTGCTCTCGCGCTTGATCGGCGCGCCAGCCACCAGGCCGAATCGTGCGTTCAAGGCGTGCAGTGCGTCGAGTGCGTGAGGCTGATTTTTGTCCTGCATCCACTCGATCAACATCTCAAACATCTCACCCGTGATGCGCGCGCCGTCGACTTCGCGCAGCTTGTGCCGCAAAGACTCTCCCGTAATGTTGATCCCACGCCGCTGACTCAAATATCGAGCCGCGTCGCCAACCTTCCCCGGTGTTTTTGACACCGACTTGTAGAGCACATCGGTCCATTCAGAATCGCTGTATTGGTGAGCCATTTTTATCCTTGAATTTCACCGTTTTTCATCCTGTTAACCAAGACTCGGATCGCGTACCATTGCCTCACTCATTCAACGGAGCCGGAATTTATGGAAACCAGTCACCCCTACGATTTCGAGTGCAAGGCATGTGGGTTTGTGCGAAAGGAGACTATCGAAAGAGCGCTCAACGGCCGACTCGATCCCCCGGTCTGGTGTCCGGACTGCCGTCGGCCAATGCACCTTGATTATTACGACGTCGATAAGCAAGCCAAGAAGGCGGGATTGCTACCGATCGACGACGGGGATTAACCCGACCGTCCGCACCGATTTCGAATTCCGGCGCGCGTCCGGCGCTGATCAGCCGACGCATGTATGCCTCCTGAAGCCAATCGGCCCACCGGACGTTGTACCGATATGCGAGATGCGCGATCGGGCTACGGCAATGCATCAACAGGTAGCGGAGCGGCGACCAACCGGGAAGCGAGCTACGGGATTTGGCGCCAAAGCGAAAAATTGAGCGCATAGGCAAGTATTAAATTGGTCGCGGCCTGTAATTAAGACAGGCACGACATTGTTATAGGGTGAGGGTTCCGGCTCTCGCCATAGAATTGGCAGCTCTCACACAACCTTTCCTATACGGGGAACCCTCATGAACGAACAAGAAGCAAAAAATTTCGAAACCAACCTTGCGAACACGCTTGCTCACAATGTTGCGATCGCCGCATCCCTAGCACTTGCCGCGAAGGCTCACCCAAACGGCAAAGAACTCCTTGATGCATATGAACGCGATTTGATTTCCTCCTCGATTTGGCAACTTGGGAATTCGGCCGCACCGGCGTCGTTCGGCGAAAAGTATCGAAGTGAAATCAGCAGCATCTTCAGTCGCGCAAAAGCCTACGCGGGCCTCAAGTAAAGAGATCGGGAGCCAGTGGGCGGGGCGGATTAGACGCATAGAGAGAATCAAGCGTCGCAGCGAGATATTCCGCCTCGCGACGCGAACGCATCTCCAATGCCGGACGAATCAACCACAGGACTAGACGTGCATACTGGTGCTTCATGCGATTTCCTGTTTTTGAGCGAGATCCGGCCAAACGTGGGGAATCACGTCGGCGGAAAACAGATCAACTCTCCGGACGAGACCGGCGGTCTCTCGCTCGATTGGCCAGCCGAACGGGATCGGCACGGGTCTCTTCTTGTTTGCCCATGCGCTAAGGTCTGACGCATGAGCGCCGATGGCGGCGGCTAATTTGACGAGTCGGCCGCGCTCGGCATCGAGATAGGTTCTGAGGTCCATGCCGCAACTTTAGCGAAACGCAAAAGGCTTGTCTATAGCGTTTCGCGCATATACGGTTTTAGCGTTTTGCTATTGAATTGCAGACATGAAGGACATCGACCAAATCCGTCGCGACAACCTCAAGATCATCGAATCTGAGCATGGTGGGCCAGCTGCCGCAGCCGCTGCCATCGGCATGTCTCACTCGCAATTCACCAACCTGCGAGACGGCGCCAAGGACTCGAAGACGGGCAGGGCTCGCGGTATGCGCGCAATGACGGCGCGCAAAATCGAACAGAACATTGGCAAACCAGTCGGTTGGATGGACACCGACCACTCTGCTGCTGCGTCGGCGAATTCTCCCGCCGATCCGCCGGCCGGCTGGAGCCAACTCAGCCCCGGCCAACGGGCGCAGGTTGAATCGTTTATCGGCTGGCTCTTAGCGCAATCGACGACACAGACGACCACTCCTCCATCAGGAAGTAAGCGATTCGGCAAGGGTGGGTAGCGCTGTCTGCGTATGACCGGGCCTGGGCTCAAGACAACCGTCCGGAAACAACCAATCGCGAGTCAAAATCAGGCCTTCACCATTGTCGGCCAAGCCCACTACCGGCGGTCCTGCGAGCTCGCACTCCCACCTCCCATCGAAATGTATCTGCACCACCTCAACGATGCGCCCGATAAGGGCCTCGTTGGGCGACCGCACAACCCTCGCAACGTCCCCCGGCCTGCATCGCAGGCATTCAATCGATTCTTCTTTCATCAACAGCCCCGCCTTCTTTAGCGCCGAAATACTGTATGCATGTACAGTAGTTTAATCAAAAAGACAGATCCCTTTCAACAACTGTCAGTTTTGTCAGGATGCCCGCGACGTGCGGGCATTTTTGCGTCCAGGCCCGCAACTTAGCGTCGCGCACCCTCGCCCAGCGTTGCAAATTTAGCGTATGTTTTCGCGTTTCGCTATAGACAAGCTTTTCGCGTTTCGCTAAAGTCCAACTCGTCGCAGCACTGTCGCTGCACACGCACTAGGCGAGGCACCAATGCTTACCATCCTGTTCCAGCGCAGCGAATTCATCGGGCTTAAATCGCGTTCGTTGCAGGCTCGCGACTGGCACCCGCTCGTCGCGCTCGTCGTGCTTTACCTGATCGCCAGCGCGATCGCCCCGGCGTTCGGCATTTGAGGTGCGCATGAACAAGCCGATGCCCCTCTGGAAAATCGTGCTTCTCTGGCTCGCCGTCGGCATCGGTTGCGTGGTGTGGACCACCGATGGCGACAGCTCGCCGACCCGCGCGCCGATCATTGCAACTCGCGCTGCGTGAGGCCGATATGTCACGACAGCCACTCTCGCTGCTTATCGACCACATCGACGACGAACGCACCGCCGATCGGGCCATCGGCTCTTACGCGAAAGCGCGTCGCACCAGCGTTCAGCGTGACCTCTCCACGGGAAAGCGGCCAATTCCCGCCTATCTGTTGCGCATCGAATGGAATCGCCTACGGATGGTCGGCGACTTCGAGCTCGCCATTGTTCGAGACGAGATTCGCGCGATGCTCGAGGCATCGCACCGCGCTCGCGAGGCACGAGCGACGCGGCGGGCAGTTAACCGGGTCGATATCAAGCGCCTGCAGGCGGGCGACACGGAGGATTGATCGATGCCGCGCTGCCATGTTCGCTGCACGCACTGCACCGCGCGCCGATGCCTGCGCCGCCATCCCAACCGATACACACGCCTACCCGCGTGCCGCACCTGCAACCGGCGGCAATACCGCGTCGACCGCTGGATGAATCGCCGGAACACGACGCGCATGCGCTGCGACTGCGCCGGCTACTGGTTCCCGCATAGGCGTGGCTCCCTTTATTGCTGGCACCGGGCCGACGGCTCGAACCGCTACCCCGGCGATACCGATTTCGCCGATCGCAATTACGACGGCCTCGCGGCCTGACTTCACCTGAGAGGTAATCGCATGTCCCTGTTCACGTCACTGCACGCGCTCGCGCAAACAACGAGCATCAATATCCTGATCACCGCCGAAGGCGATGAAAACCTGCGCGTCAACGTCACGCCGCTGCCGAACGCGAAAGGCAAAAAAGAACTCTGGCCGCTGTCGCTCGTTGCGACGCCCGAAGAACTCGACGCCGAATTCGCAGCCGCGGTCGAGGCATACGAGCCCGGCGCGCTGTCGCTGCTCGACCAGGCTCGCGCGTGTGCCGCCGCGAACACATCGGGTTCGCCGCCCGCGCTCCCCGCGCCGAGCGCCGGTCAGCCGACCGGCACCGCTCCGCGACGCCGCGGGCGTCCGCCGAGAGCCTCGAAGGCCGGCGACGCCGACACCCCGCCGGCAAACGCCGGCGAGAACGCTACCGATCCGCGCCAGATGACCATCAGCGACGGCTCAGGTCCGCTCGACGGCCCCGAAGATCGCCCGGATATCACCGGTTCCAGCGATCCGGAAGCAGCACACGAAGACCATGATTCCGATCCCGCTGATGCCGCCGACGCCGGCGTCGACATGTACTAATCGACGGGAGACAACAGAATGAAAATCGAAACGCTCACGCGCGAATTCTCATACAACGGCGCCAAGCTCGCCGATCCTGCACCGGCGTTCACGCTGCAGCAGGTCCGCGACTTCTATTCGCAGACCTATCCCGAACTGACGAACGCCGAAATCGAGGGGCCGGTCATCAAGGCCAACCGCAACATCTACACGTTCCGGCGGGCCGTAGGCACGAAGGGCAACGCCCTCACTTACGACAATCGCCCTGTATCGCTCAAAACCTACGTCAGCCCAGACGGGAAAACCTATATCCAAGGTTTCGGAGTCGGCTTCGCGATTAGCCACGCCATATCCGTCGATTGCGACGACGTGCGCAAAAAGCTTGATGAGGTTCGCGCCCTCGACGTCAGCATTCTTCCGCCGATCCGCGCGTACCTCGCCGAGCTCGACCGATTCAGCGCCGCGCATGCCTGCCCGCTGCTCGCCGCAGAAGTCGCATTCATCAACGCGCTGCATGCGCACTACTGCCCGCAACCGAAATGACGCTCCGCGAACTTCGAAAGCGCTTGCGCACCGACACACTGAATCACGGCCAACGCCTGCCGACCGCGATCGGCAAGTATGACGCGCCCCTCGCGCGCAGCGTGGCGCGCGCTGCCTCAACCAACGACGGCACGACCGAACGCCTGCGCCTGCCGTCGACACTGGTTCCGCTGCTGCCATGATCGCCGCACCGCTCACCCCGCCCCGCATCGCGCCTGAAGTGCCGACGCGCTACACGATCGGCGACGACGCCGATTTCATGCGTCGACTATCGCTGGCGCTGCTTCGCGGCCGACAGCTTAGCGAAGCCGACGCCGCGCCGCTCGACGACTCATCGACTGAAAGCGACTTGGCGTTGAACGCAATGCCGCGCATATGGAAAGAAATCACCAGCGATATTGGTTCGTTTGACTGGAGCCTCGCGATCTCCGACGCGAGCAACATGCCCGACACCGCGCTCGTGCGTATCACGACGGCGGAAGGGGCGGGAAGCGGTCCGATTAGATTCATTGGCTCGGGCATTCGACGCCTCGAATCGATTCAACCGGGCCTCGGCCAAACCGTGCTTGCGGTTCTGTACGAAGCCTGTGACCACTACCTTCCGTCCGTGTGCACGCCGCATGAGGCAATGAGCTTGGCCGAATACATGTACTGGCACTGCAACAAAGACGAGGTTGCCGCGCTCCCCGAACTTCGCGACATGAATACCGTACCAGGCGACCCGGTGCTTTCCGATCAGGAATTCCTCGACCACATCGACGTTCCGCGGCGCGCCGGGTTTTTCGCGAGCGCGCCAGCTTGGGCCATAACGCCCGAGCGCGTACTTGATGCATCCGAGGTGCGTCGGTATTACGACACGAATCTCGTCGCATGGGCTGCCATCGACGCGTGCGACGCGATCCACCGGACGATCACCACCGGGGGCCCGTTTGCCCGCGTCGACCTGAAGGATACAAGCGAATATTGTCAGGACTATTCCCTGATCCTCGCCTGGGACCAAGGCGACGGCCTCGGGCGCATTCTGGACGATTTCTGGCAAGGCGAAATGCAGTGCGGCGACGCTGAATCGTGCGCAGCACTCCACATTTCTACGAATGGTCGCGCACTCGGAACGTGGCTCGATCGCATGCGCAACACCGCGACGCTGGCCAAGGCCGTTTCGGATTTGGTCATGCTGATCTCGACGCCCGATGGATCGGATATCGACGGCGAACCCGTCAAGGTACAGGTGCGCGTATGAGCCGCGTAGATGTTTATGGAAACGGCGACGTGTCGCTCGATCTGCACTCCGCCCTGCTGATTTACAAGAACGCACTCGATAGTCAGGTCTACGTCACGAAGCATTCTGCCCGCGTTGTCGACGGCGTGCCGACGCTGATGGCCGGCACATCGATCACGCGCTCGCAATTGGTTGAATTCGTCGCCGCGGCATCGAAACAGGTCGGGCATGAAGGATTCGTTCACGAGCGGGTGATCTTTACCGCTCCCGGCGTCGTCGCTTGGTGGACGCCGGCCGTGCAGCGTCAAGTCTGGTTCTCAGCCAGCCCACCGATCGGAGAGCGCTCAGCGGTCACGCACCACCCCACGCTGCTGTTCGTTGCCCGAGGGGTGTCGCGCTATGTGTTCGCACTCGCAGAGAACTGCAGACCGACGCCCGAAACGAAGCTATATCAAGCGCCCTACTTCAATGTGAGCAAGAGCGGCCAGATTTGCACCGGCAACGTCGACATTGCAGGCAACCCCACGCCGACAGAAATCGAACGATACGAAGTCGATGAGTTTTTTCGCAGCAGATTCACGCACCCGAACGCCCCGATGCTGATCAACGGCGGCAGTGCCGCCGACCTCTGGGTCAAGCTGCTCGACGGTGCCGAATTTCCCACCGAGCGGCTCGTCAGCAGCGAAATGACCGTCGCCGCCACCATTAAAAAAATCACGCAACGGAGTTAATCGCCATGAGCAAAATCGAAACCATCAAAGCCGAATTCGAAACGACCACTGGCGCCGTACTCGAGCAGCTCGGCAAGGCGCTGTCGACGTTCACGCGCGCCGTCGCGGACGAAGTCACTGCCGGCCAGCACCGTGCGATTGCCGCTCGGGCCGACGACGAAAACATCGCGCTCGACAATGCACTGTACGACAGCGCGCCGGTGGTCGCCGTGCCGCGTCACGCTGAATTCGCGCCGCTGCTCGACGTCGGGCACCGCTTCCTGCTTGCCGCCGAAGGCCTGTTCGTCGAGATCCGCCGCCCCTGGCTGCACCTGATTCAACAGATTGCCGCCGTTGACGCAGCCGGCCCACGGCCGCCGTATGGCTCCGTTGATCAGAAAATCGAATTCGCGTTCGGCCGACTCGGCACCGCCGAGCCGCACCTGCGCCGATTCGCAGCCGAGGCTGCCGAGGTTGCACCGAACGAGCACGCCGCATGGGTCGTCTGGAACGACACGCGCAAGGAGCTGGAATACCGGCAAGTTGAAGTCACCAGCTCGACGCCGATCTCGATCGACATCAATCGCCCGGCGCTCGCGGATGACGAGAGCCTCGCGATCGACCTCCACAGCCACGGAGCAGGCCCCGCAGGTTTCAGCGCCACGGACGACGCAGACGACGCAGGCGAGGTAAAAATCGCAGGCGTGATTGGTGGCGTCGGCACTGGCAACCCGAGCGTCGCATTCCGTCTGTGCGCTCTCGGCAAGATGATCACTCTGCGCGTCCCGGTGCAAGCATTCTTCCCGGCCACGGAGAAAACCGCGTGAACCAACTCGACATACTCGAACTTGCCGCGAAGGCCGCGGGGTGGGAAGTGAAACGCTACACCGTGCGCGACCTCACAGCGATCCACGTCAGACCACACCTGACGGCAGACTGGCGATCGTTCGATTCGATCGCCTCGCGCGCCGACGCGTTCGAGTTGTCGAGCGCAGCCCGCATCGATGTCACGCACTTCGCCGACTACGTAACCGCGCACGCGGGCGCGGGTGCGTTCCGCCACTTCACCCACGACGACATCGATGCGCGCCACGATGTCGGCGGGCAGCAGTCCGAGCGCGAACGTGCGACACGCCGCGCGATCACTGAGTGTGCCGCGTTGATCGGTCGCGACGTCGGCGCGCCATGGTGGAGGACGGTATGACCCACCACACGACACCGGCCCGCTATCTCAGCGATCGGCGCGTTACGGTTGCACTGATCGGATGCGGCGGCACTGGCTCGCAGATGTTGACGGGGCTCGCGCGCCTCAATCATGCGCTCGTCGAGCTCGGCCATCCCGGCCTACACGTTACCGCGTTCGACGCCGACACGATCAGTAGCGCGAACGTCGGCCGGCAAATGTTTAGCCCCGCCGACGTCGGCCTGCACAAAAGCGTCGTACTCGTTCACCGGATCAACGCTTTTTTCGGGATCGACTGGTGCGGTCGGCCCGTGCACGCCGGCCCGGACGAGCTCGTACGCGGCGCGCCTGCCCTCACGATCATGTGCGTGGACAGCGCGGCAGCTCGCGCGAGGCTCGAGCCGGCCCTGCGCGCATCGAATTGCTACGTGATGGACCTCGGCAACCGAGCGAGCGACGCACAGGTGCTGTTCGGCGCGCACAAAAAGGTGACTGGCAACACAAAGACCGCCGCCGGCAGCACGCCGCTGCGCTGGCCGTACGACGTGCTGCCCGAGCTGATCGATACCTCAATTCCAGAGGACGACACGCCAAGTTGCAGCCTCGCCGAGGCGCTCGAGCGGCAGGAGTTGTTCATCAACCAGGCCGTTGTCACGCAGGGGCTCGCGATCCTGTGGGAATTTTTCCGGCATGCGCGCCTGACGTGGTGCGGCGCGTTCGTTAACTTGAAGACAGGCCACGTGCGACCGCTGCCCGTCCCAAAGGCGGAGAACACTCAATGAGCTTCGAATACATCCGCAAACATTACGGCGTGCCGGCCGAGCGCGGCCGGCAGGTGAAATGCTACGGCGAGCCTGGGGTCATCGTGAACGCCGACGGCCACTATCTCTGCGTCGTCATCGACAGCGACACGAGCGAAGAGGAGCGCCGCTATCACCCAGTCGACCAGATCGAATACGGCGAGCTCGTCGACGCACCGGTACTGCGCGAGTGGCGTTGCCTCCCGCCGTGGCGCGACGAGTTCGAATACGAAGCCTGGTTCACGGTAACAGCCAGCACGCGCAGCAAAGCCAGATACAAGGCGTTCCGCGATCTCCTCGACGTACGCGACCTGACCGGGAAGGACATGATCCGCATCCGCGTGCGCGCCAATCCGCGGTTGAAGCCTGGTCGCGTTGTATTCGTGCCGCCATCCGACGATCCGGACCTGCCGTTCTAGCCCGCCACCCGCACTGAACATTTGGAGCTTTTATGACCACGCAACAGCAATCTACGAAATTTTCGCGATCCTCTACCGCGCACGCCGCGCCCATCACTGCGCAATCCGCACTCGCGGCGATCGAGACTTTCGAAATCGTCGGCGAGAACAACGATTCGCGCGAACCGAACGCCGATGATCGTTTCATCCTGACCGAGTTCATCGCGCACGCATTCGGTGGATACCCTGTCGAGCAGCACGAAGCAGCGCCGGCCGACGCTCGTGCGCATTGGAAAACTGGAACGCCGCCGACCAAGGATGGCGAACACCGCGAATACATCGTGGCAGTGCGGCGTGCACATGACAATCGACGTGTATTCGTGTTCGCCGCCAGCCACGCGAACAACTACGCCGATGAACTGCGCGACCAAGACGGCAATGAATTCATCGCGGACGGCTGGCACGACATCGCCGAAGACCCGAGCGGGGAATTCAACACCTTGTTCACGCCGACTCTGGGCGAGAACGACGAGATTCTCGGCTGGCAAGAGCTGCCGAAGTGGAGTGACACGGCGGTCCCGCAGGATCCCGAGCAGGCAGACGCTCGGTGCGAAGATGCCTACGTCGCGAAACGGCTGTCGGAGGTGCTGGCCAGCGTCTACACAACGCTCATCGGCGACGACCAGGTGGACCCGGACGAGAGCCTGAATGCGATCGAGCGCGTCGAGCGGGCCGCCCAAGTGCTGCGCCTCGAAGTCGAGCTTTTTCGTGGACAGGCAGACGCTCGGGAGGGGCTGACGGATGCGGCGCGCGACGTGCTTGCAGAACGGCGGCGCCATGTCGAGCAGGAAGGGTGGACGCCAGCGCACGATGACAAATACCGCGACCACGAGCTTTCCTGCGCTGCTGGATGCTACGCGATGTACACGTTCGCATATCCTGCCGGCAATCCGCCTCCGGCATGGCCGTGGGCCGCCGAATGGTGGAAACCGACGACGCATCGTCGAGACCTAGTGAAGGCCGGTGGACTGATCTTCGCCGCGATCGAACGGCTTGACCGCGCAACCGCCGCTGCAGGAGAACGCAATGCCCCTTGAACAATTCGAGCCGGACGCGCTTGAACTGAAGATCGCAGCTAGCACCTACCTGCCGGCGTGCGCCCACTGCGGGCGCACCGCAATTATGTCGAGCGGCATCAACCGCGAGCCGCTGTTCAGCAAGCAGCCGGTCTATCAGGCGCGCGTCGCATGCACAAACTACGAGTGCAATGCGAGCGTAGTTGCGAACGAGCGAACCCGCGGGGAGGCGCAGCAACACGCGATCGCGCAATGGAGCAAGCGCACCAAAGCGACGACCCCCGAATTGACGCTGACTATCGAGGATGTGCGGGCGGCAAAACAAAGCGCACGCCAATTATTCGAAGGCGACTGCAATCACACGTTTGACGCCATCGAATACTTCGCGCAACTTCTTGAGGCGACGGATGCCGCGCGATTGCACGTGACAGGCCGCGCAGGAGATGCAAAATGACGAAAAAACAATCGAAACGTGAAGCCCCGACTGCCGACACGCAGATTGCAGCAGCAATTTCTAGCACGATTAGCGCCGTCAGCTTCCAGGGGCTCAGCATCGAGACTCCTGACGGCAATCCCGCCACACTCGCCGTGCTCGACCAGAACGGGAAAGTGGTCGACGCCGGGCCTGCCGTATCGCGTGCCGTGTGGGATATCGCGATCAGATCGTATCGAAACTTTCTGTGCGCGCAGGGTTTCCTGCGCGTCAGGACAGTTTCTCCTGACCAGCAGACAGCATGA